ATAAGTATCTATTACATGATTATCTTTATTTACTTGGTCAAGGAAAATCATTCCGGGTTCACCATTTTTCCACGCCCCATGAACAATCTTGTTAAATACTTCACGTGCACTAAGAGTTCCCACAACTTCATTGCTTTTAGGGTTAATTAAATTGTAATCCATATTGCCTTCTACGGCTTTCATAAAATTAGAATCAACTCCGACTGAAATATTAAAGTTATGTATATCACCTTCTTTTGATTTACATTCAATAAATTCTAAAATGTCCGGGTGGTAAATTGACATCACTGCCATATTCGCTCCATCTCTTTTACCGCCCTGAGTTATCATAGAAGATACTCGTGAAAGAGTCTTTAGAACCTCGATTGGACCACAGGCAATACCATGAGTAGATTGAATTTTATCCCCTCTAGGTCTTAACTTAGACAAAGAAAATCCAGTACCTCCACCAAATTTCTGTACCATAGCAGCATCGTGAGAAGCTTTCATTATCCCTTCCATACTATCTTCTAAAGGCAATACAAAACAAGCAGACAGTGTCCCTTGTTCAGTACCAGCATTCATCAAAGTGGGGGAGTTCGGCACAAACTCTAAGTTCTTCATCATTGTAAAAAAATCTTGCTCAGTTAACGTTGTTTCAACCGGTAAAGTAATATAGTCAGAATCAATAGATGCTATTGCTTTAGCAACACGTCTAAATAAATCTGTTGGGGATTCAATAATTTTAGAGTCGGTATTTTTTAATAAATACCTGTGTTCCAAGATAACGTTTGCTTGGTCTGATAATTTTACTAAATCTGATGCTTCTTGTTGTGTTATTTCGGTCGTCATGGAACTAAGGTCCTCCTTCTTATTATTTTTATTTTATTTCTTACTTTCTATACCCACAGTATAAACATAATCCTCTTTCTGGAACCCAGAAATTAGAACTGCAAACTGTTTCTTTACACTGTGGATTTGGTGCTAGAGACGCTCGTTCCATAGGATTAACAGGTTCCATCTTCAATGGATTTTTCTGTTGTTCCTTACTGATACCCTTCATATCGTCCTGCATCATTCTCCGACTTTCCGGGGTTTCTCCCGGACTAATAGCATTGTACCAATCATTAGCACTGCCCAAATCTACAAACTTATATGCTGTGTCATGTGCTGCTTGTAGAGCCATGGCAATTGAAAAAAAAGCATCACCATGACCCATTGGTGTGTCAGGTGCTTTTAAATCATTGCTCACAGACAGGATGTGTTGCTTCTGTCGCTCATCCTTTATTAGTTTTAATATACCAGAATGAATAAATTTTTCAAAGACTCCAGCCATAGTATTTTTGCTTTTTTGTGAAAAATGCATACCTCTCCACCTAGCGTCTAATCCACGGTCTTCTAACTCTCCTCTAGTGTTATCAATATAACCTGAATCTAAATCAAAGTTATCTGCTACCTCGTTCAAATATTCTATCTGGTCAGAGTAACTCCAACCGTCTAAAAATGATGAATGAATTTGTTCTATCCGCTCACCCCTTTTTTTAAACAATACTAAGTGGGATGGGTGTTTTTTCTTACCCACATCAAAGCCCCCAAAGATTTGGTCGCCAGTTTCCCAGTTTTTATATTTTTTAGTCGCAGGGACTGACCGCAAAGTGTCGTCTTCACATTTAGTGATATCTTCTTCATTGAAATAAGACTCTGTGGCAAAATGAGGAATCAACATAAACTCCGAAGCAAAAGACTTAGGTCTAGCTTTTTGTTGTGCTAACAAGTACTTCTCACTCATTATTTCTGGAGCTAACACTCTTCTCCCCGGCACTGGGTCTAATGCAGGTAGTACTCTAGCTTTAAATCGTTCATCACTTTGTAACTTAGCTAGTATATCGTTTGGCATCATAGGTGTACCCACAACAATTACAGGGGCGTTTTTTAGGGGAATGAACATTGATTCTGTCATAAAGTGGTCTTCTACTTTAGTTATCTGTCCTATATTCAATGGGTTTTCAGGGTCTCTCAATACGTCATCAGCGATTAGTGCCCCATTCACGTGCATACCTCGTTTGAAAGAAAACAACCCACCATGCATAATTTCCATAGGTTTATTGTTCTTATAAAATCTAGCTGAAAAATCAGCCTTTGGGTTTCTGTTTATAAGGAGCTCAGGAATAATAGGATTTCTTGAAATAGTTTTATTTATTTCAGCAATATGATATTTTGCCATACCATCACTATAAGAAAGATAAAGTATAGACATATCTCTAGGAGCTTTCAACAATCTCCACACACTAAAGGCATGTCCTAAAATAGTTGATTTAAAATGCCCTCTGGGTAATACTCCGACATAATTCAAACCTGTTTCTAAACATTCTTCAATATCTTCGGCAAGTAGGCTTACATGCCAAGCTTTAAAATACTCTGGGTTGTCGTATGATTGTGCCCATATGTTTTCAATAAACTCTCTAAAGCTTCCAACTTCATATCGTTTTTGTTCGAGTAATCCATCAGATAGCATATTAAATGCATTTTCAACGCTTAAAATATCTTTAGCCATATCTAAACCTCTCGGTGTTTTTGTTCTATGGCTTTCAACTTCACACCGATTCTTTGTAGAGTATCTTGGTCTGTTACCTCTTCAATTAAAACAGTCATTATATCTTGAACAAACTCCATATTTATCATACCTTGTAATACTTCTCTTTGTCCTTTTATACCAATGTCTGCCGCCCTAGCCGCATCTAAAGGTCTGTCAAAGGTAAGGCCCTGTATCTCGTTACCCGCTTTGTTAGCAATCTGTGTATATGTACTCAACTGTTCTTGCTGTAGCCGTGCAAATCGTTCCCCCTCAGATTCAGCTAAACTTCTTTGGGTGTCTGCTATAGCCACAGCTTTCTGTTCACCCCATTTGTCTCTTTTAGCCCACATATAAATAGTGGGAGGTGCCACTTGGTGCTTATCAGTTGAAACTTCTTTGGCTATATCTTTGGCTGTCTTGTCTCCTTTTAGAAATAACTCCATTGCTTTCAACTTTATTTCATCTGGTATGTGTTTTGGCATATTTTTTAATCCTTGAATTGGTCATATATACTGTTAGAATCATTGATTCCATATCCTGCATCAGATACGTGTTGTGAATCGATGTTTCCCCCTAATGGGCTTCCATCTGAATTTAGGAATTGAGAGAAATCCCAGTATCCTGTTTTATCTGTATGTGCTGTAAAACAACTAGGTACTTTTATTTTTGAACCGTGTGGTAATTTTATCTCATTGAATTGCATCCCTATCTCACCTCTAGTACATATTCCAGCCCAAATGTGTTCTTGTTCTGCAATCGGTGTATAATTTTGTCTTTTCAATAAAGTTCCTGTAGTTCTTTGTAAGTTTTTTACTTGTTGGTTACTACCACATTTAGCAAATTTACACCAAACAACAGCACCATACTCTTTTTTCACATCTTCTAGAGTTGGAAGTTTCTTGGGAAACTTGTCTTTATATTCTCTCTTAGTCTCTTCCTTTTTACCCGGAAAAGCCATAGTAAATCTTCTTACAACTTTCTGTAGTCCACCTGCTATACTCATACTAGAACCTCCTTTTGTTCCATAACGCTATGCATGCAGCATCAGCGTAGTCTTGTTCAGGGAATCTGTCTCCCCACTTTTCTTCAGCAAATCGCTTGATTTCATCTTTTTTTACATTGCCTTTGCCCACTACGTCTTTCTTCCAAGTATTATTATCTACACGTACAGTTGGTATACCTTGTAATACAAGAATAGCCCATACGGCTCCGACAACACTAGCAAGTGTGCCAACAACACTTCTGTTTTGAGCAAATATTGAGGCTTCGATAGTTGCAAAATCTATTCTATTTATTGTACTTAATTCATCAGAAAAATTCTTTATCAACTCGGGGAACCTTTCTGGAAATGTTTTTTTGGTGTCACAACTCCATTTGTACAAAGCAACCAATTCTTCGTCAGGATTTACAGCTGCAGCATGAATTGCCTTACTAGAAGTATCTAACCCTAAATATATCATAGTCTTTCCCCATTTGTTCTAAGAGTGACTACCCTACTAACTGTTTGATATGCAGTTGTATAAGTATTTAATAGTCCTTGAATTTTCTTTTGTGCGGCTTCCTGTTCAATTATGTCTCTTTTCAGCTCTCTTAGGTTTTCATATGTATCCATAATTTCACCTTTCAGCTCATCTCTTGTAGGTTTTTTTAGGTCTCGTTCTTCATAAGTTTTTACAATCCTATATAAAGCTGAACTATAACCTTCATCAAAAGCTGCATTTAAAGCCCCCACTTTAGATTCAATATCACCAATCTTAGTTTCTAAATAAGCTTTAAACCCACCATACATAGCTAATAAATCAGCAAGCATTTTATTATCATAAGTGTTTAATTTTGAAAACTCTAATGCTTCATTATCTTCTAGGTCTACTAATAAAGGAGGTAGGCCTAGTGCATCTAACTCTCTTTGTGCTTTCCCTAACGCTTTCATAGGAGTCCATTGTGTTTTATTTTCTTCCATTTTAATACCCCTCTACTTTACGACAATTACACCAAGTAGCCCCAGAACATTTATCTGGTGGTATAAGCATTTCTTGAATTGTAAAACAACGATTTAAAATATCTCCCCACTGATTAGAGTCTTTCTCTAACAAAAATGCTTTTATCTTTTGGTCATTTTTATTTTCATATAGCACAGTACCTTGGTCATAGCCACCCATGTTCAAATACATTTGAAGCTGTATTTCGTGTTCAGGTTTTGGTTTTTTCAATTTGGTAAAGCCTGCTGTATTTATAGATTTCAACTCAATCGGATGAGTACCATATTTATAATGATTGATTAAAAAGTCAATTCTTCCTGAAATAGGGGGGATTTCTTGTTTTACTGATACCTCTCTATCTATCAAAATATTTAAGTCAGTAAGCCACTGTCCAACTCGGTCTTCTAAAAAACTACCATTTTGAAAAATTCTTTGTAAATTAGCTGGAAGTGGTTGGTCTACCATTTTGCCGTGATAACATAACCACACATACCTATCACATGGGTTACTTATTACTGACGGGTGAAATACCCCACTTCTAGGAGCAAACATAGTCCCTTCTAAATGTTCATCAATTATATCAGAAAGCCATACATCTTTAGGAGAAACATTTTCTTGTATTTTTATTGGCTTAATTTGTTCAATGCCTGCCATAATTGTTCCTTTATATCTTTTTTAGTAGTTGCTGTTATATGAATAATATCTTCTATCTCAGGATATTCTTTCAAATCTTTGTCTCTTTTACGGTCTCTTTTTATATTGTGTCCATATATTCCATCAGCTTCAATTACTCTTTGTATCTCTGAAACATAAAAATCTACTGTATATGGAGGAAAACTTGTTTGTTGTGAATATCTGATACCAAATTCATCTAAGCAATCAGCAATAATATTCTCTTGTTTAGTATATTCTTTAGGAGGTAAGTTCATTTTGTAACTCTTCAAACAAAGTCGGTGTGTCTAAAAATAACTTTTTCATACCATTCATGCCTTGTACTTTAGTACCCTTATAAGTGTACCATGTTCCTGATTGCTCGATTGCTCCTTGATTAATGCCCTCTCGCATAAAAGTCTCTATAACATCTATGCCGCCACCTGCTTTGAAGGGTACCACAGCTGCATTCCAGTGCTCACCACCTATCTTAGACTTATGCATTCGTATCTGCATGTCGAACCCAACCCGTCTGTCATCACCATCTATTTTTTCAGTTATCCAACCATCCCTTCTAACTTCCAACATTGCGTGGGCGTAGTAAGTTTGCCCCTGACCTCCCGGCCAAGTATTTCCTTGTCTTCCAATACCCCCAATGCTTTGTCTCTGTTGATTTATAGCAATAAACACTGAATCATTTTTTAAATATGGAAATAATTTTGGAAAAGCACTATTTACAAATCTTCCTTGCCAAGCCATTGGGCTGTAATCAAAGTTACCCTTCTCAACTTCTTTTGTTATATCTTTGGGTACTAAGCCCGCAATACTGTCCAATACAACTACAGCAACACCTGCGTCTAACCCTTCCTTAATCTGTGCCATTGCTTCCTCACCGTTAAGAGGTTGAGAGACTATAATTTTAGATTGGTCTACACCACATTTAGTCATCCAGTCTTTATCATAAGACCTTTCTGCATCTACCCACATAGCCACTCCGCCTTCTTTTTGGGCACTTGATACAGCTAAAGAAGATAAATATGATTTACCTACGTTAGGAGGGCCATAGATTAGAGTAAACCGATTCTTAGGGAGTCCTCCGCCTAATAACTGGTCTAACTGAGGTAAATGAAATGGTAGTTTTTCTACCTCTGGTACTTCTTCTCCTAAAGTTAAATTTAATTTTTTGTTATCTAATAGTTTTTGTATTGCACTCTCTGCGTCTTTGTCCATTATTTGTGCCTCCTACGCACTGATTCTGCCCATGATAAGTATGTGGCAGCTATTTCTACTAACTCAATAAATAGTTTAGTATCATTTTGATTGAAAATTTCTTTTACTACGTCCCCATTTTTATCAGTTGTTATAAGATTCCACCAAGAATCATCGTGGTTCTGTTCACCATAAACACCTAACTGTCTTTCTTTTTCTGCTAAAAGTGCTTCGAGGACACTCATGCTAACAGTTGTAGCAAAGTCACTGTCTAATTCAAATTTATTTGGAGTCATCTAACATGTCCCCTATTTGAGTATCTACCTTTCCTTTTATAAATTCCCACACAACATCAGCCACTTTTTTAGATTCTTCTAGCTGTGGTTCTATAGGAAGTTCGGTATCTATTTGGTCAACGGTCAAGTCAACTCTACCATATTGGTTTTGTTCTAAGGGACCTACTCTAAATGTAAATCCTAAATGTGCACTAACTTTTGGCATTTGAGACCTCCTTTTGGTCTAGTTTTGTATATTTTTATTATGTTTTTTAAATTGGGGCTATAATAATTTTTTGGTCTAGCTCTATATATTTTTAATATTGTCTTTTTACTAAGTCTATGGTTGTGCCCTAAATGGTAACCTTCGTGTTTATCGCAATAATAAAAAACCATGTTTGAAAATAAAACTTGCTCTCTATAACCAGCAAGAGCATTCCTTGCATCAGACTTACATTCATATAATATTTTTTCGTTACAGTCCATTTTTTATTCTTTATCACTAAAATGCAACAGTAACATTGCATAGTGTATTATTTTTAGTATATCTTTTCTAGGTGTGCCCTTTTTATCATATCTTGAAGCGTACTTTAAAATATTCCCTCTACAGAACGCCTTAGCATCACCACAAGCTTCTATAAAGTCT